AAGAGTTGGCGTTAATACGTTTAGTACCTAATCAAGTTATCAAATCAATGTATCCTAACGCTAAAGTTACTGTTGATGAAAACAGTGCATTCCCATCAGGGTATAGCAAGTTTAAATACCATGACGGTTTTAACAGAAGTTGGGACAACCACACAGGCGATGGTACAGAGTTAGTTGAGTATTATGACGAAGAAGGTACCTATGTATTTTTACCTGAAGCAAAACAAATATTAGATTTCACACCTAATCCATTAAAGTCAGGACCACGATTTGTTGTATCAAAACGTTTTAGTTTCGATAGACTATCAGGTCAATACGACCATGTTTTAGGTTTGATGGCAGCTATGGCTAAGATCAACGTCTTATCCATAATTGCAATGGAAGACAGTGTATTTACTGAAACAAATATTATAGGAGAGCTAGAGAGCGGGAATTACAAAAGAGGTAGACTTGCAGTCAATTACTTAACACCTGGTTCACAAGTAGCTAAACCACCAAATAATATACCGTATCAGTTGTTTACACAAATAGACAGAATAGAGAGACAGCTTCGTGTTGGATCTAGTTATCCAGTAAGTGATGACGCTATATCCCCTAACAGTTTTGTCACTGGTAGAGGGTTGCAAGAGCTATTATCATCCGTTGATCTAAACGTAAAAGAATATCAGCTATCATTAAGAACAGCTATAGAAGAGCTAGATTATAAACGTTTAGAAATGGATGAAGCGCTTAATGGTAATACTAAAAAACCATTAGCAGGTTATCTTAACGGTACAGCGTACGCAGAAAACTATACACCAAATAATGATATTACAGGTATGTACAAGACAAGACGTGTCTATGGTGTTATGGCAGGATTCGATGAACCTACAAAAATTGTTTCAGGTTTACAATTGCTACAAGCAGGTATTATAGATAAAGAAACCTTACAAGAAAATATGGATGGACTAGACAACGTTCAGAAAATAAATGATAGAATACTTAAAGACGAAGCAGAGCGAACATTGTTTGAAACCTTAAAGGTACAAGCAAGTCAAGGAGATCCAAAAGCAACAATGGCATTAGTACAGATATATAAAAATCCTAATGACATGCAAGCTATATTAGATAAATTTTATACCGCTGCAGAACCTGAAGTACCTGAAGGTGAAGCTGCATTATTAGAGCAGATGATGGGTGGTGGGCAACAACCACAACCAGGACCTGCGCCTGATGTAAGATCATTATTACTAGGAGGTTTACAAAGTGGCACCTAACGAAGATACAAATATGGTTTTCGGAGATATAGTTGAAAACTGTTTAATTGATGTATGGCAAAGAACACAATTAGAAATAATGGATCACGAGGATAAATTGTTTGAAGAAGAACCACAGATTTCTGACATGCCGCAAGGAATGATTGTGCAATACATACCACAAGGATTAATAATTTTTTTCGGTAAACAGGAGGATATAGATGGCTATTAATAGTAGTAGAAGTCGTGGGCGTAGAGGTGGAGTTAAAAGACCTGCAGCTGTAAGTGGTCCAGGTAAATTGTCACGTAGAACAGACGGTGTTGCACCGACAATAGATGATGTACGTGGAATGGTTAGTGAGTCTGCAGGAGAAGAATCAGCGCTTGTAGAACAAGTTAGACAAGGTAATGTAGAGCAACCACAAGAAAGTTTTGCTGCACCACAACAACAAGGTCCTGCACCTTTAGGTGGATTACCATCAGGAATAGCAGATGTATTTGCACCTGGTGAAGATAACTTAGGTCAATATCAATCTCCACCAACACAAGATCAATTTTTAGAACCTGATGATGTCATGCTTATTCGCGCAATGGCAGAAGTTAATCCTACTTCAGAACTTCTAGGACTACTTAAATTTGCTTCTGATAGACAGGTAGGTAGAACGCAGCGTAATCTCTAATGGCTACGTTTCACAGAGATAATCCTGCAGAGGAAGCTAACTTTTATAAAGAGCTGCAACAAAGACAAGCTACATATAAACGAGCTAAAAACTCTATAACTAAAGAAGACGCACTACGTGCTAGTGCAATTGCAAAAGCATATCCTAACTTTTCACCTGATGTTATAACTTCATTAACAACGTTACAAGTAAAACCTGAAGCACAAGTTTTAAATGACATATCTAAGATGATTTCACAATCAAACAGTAAAACTGTTTTAGATAAAGTCTTTGATCCACTACAAGCAGGTGTACGTTTAGGATTTTTAGGTTTAGAAGATTTATACAGAACTACAGTAGATCGTCCTATCAATTCATTTATAGCAAGTACTTTTGGTGACAAGGCAGAAAACTTATCCTTCGCTGACGCATATAGACAAAGTGGTAAATCAACAGTCAAACAATTGTTTAGTGAAATTAATAAAGGTAAAAAGATAAATTTAGGTGAAGGGTTCTTACCTGTATCCGAAACGTTTGACGCACAAAATCCACAATCAAAGTTTTATGACGAATACCAATACATGATCCGATCAGGTTTCGATCAAGGTAGAGCAGAACAAATTATACAAAACTATCTAGGTACACCAATAACATCTATAGATAGACAAATGCAGGAAGGTAATGAGAATTTTACTATCAGTAATGAGAAGGGTACAGTTCCCATATCTTTAGGCAGATCGTTAGCACTACAAGTTGCAGAACCAAACACAAGAACGTTTAATGTTGTATCAGGTGTGTTAGACGCAGGTAAAGCATTGTTCTTAGATCCTGCAAACTATTTAACATTAGGCATGGGTGCTTTTACTAAAAGTAGAAAATCTTTAAAGATACCTGATTACTTAGAAAAAATCTTAAATGATACTCCTGTAGATAAAATGACTAAAGCACAAAAAGAATACATTGGTGCTGTTAATAAAGGTTGGGGTTTACCGTTTATATCAGGGCGATCAGTATCTAACTACTTAGTTAAAGATGAAGGCGGCAAAAAATTAATTAGTTATTTTGCAGAGTTAGATGATCCTAACAAGTTTATAGAACTTACAGGCATAACAGATAGAGAAGCTATTACTGCTTTTATGGATATATCACAAGACTTTACAAAATCTTCTGCAGACAAACAGACAGCAGTTAAGAATTTATTAACAGAATTTTTAGAAGATCCTTTTGGACCAATGGGTACAGGACAAGCACCGACAGTAGGTGCTATAGGTAGGTTCTTAGGTGGCGCTACAGAACAGTTATTAGGTGGCGTACCTGAAGGTACAGGTAAATTGTTTGGTGCTAAGAAAGTAATTAAAACAAAACTTATGGACAGTCCAAATAGATCAGCAAGAATACTCTCTACATACGCAGGTGAGTTCCCTTATAGGTATGTTGATAGCAATCAGTTAGATGACGCTGTAACAAACTTAAAAGGTTTTATGGATCAAACAACAATGGATAGCGTAGCAAAGAATCAGATATTAAACAGAGCTATAAGATTACAAGATGGCGATCAGACAGGTTTATTTAACGTTGTAAAAGATATGGTTAAGTTTACTGCTGATGATTTAGTAGATAACTATGGTGTAAATGCAGAAGACGCATATACCTTTAGTAGAATCTTTGAAGATTACCTACCTGAACTACGTGCATATTTTATAGATTCTGTAACAGGTAACAATGTTGCTAATCCTGGTGCAAAGATAAGTCAAACAATTATTGACAATAAAGCATTTGTTAATCCTGATCCGCATTTATTAACAGAGTTTATTGAACGTACTATACCTTTACCTGATCCTGGACAGTTAGCAAAAGCTATGAACTCTATGTCTTTAATAAGAGCAAAAGCGTCAGAACAAGGAATAGATATGTTTAGTAAGTTACCATCTAAAATTAAGTCAGGAACTATGGCAAAGATTATAGATAGTTACTACGGTGATTTTTGGAAACCATTTGTTTTATTACGTGGTGCATGGTTACTACGTGTTGTTGGTGAAGAGCAACTACGTATGTATACACGTGGTTATGACAATATATTTAGCAGACCGTTATCTGTATTGTCTTTAGGATTACTTAAAAAACCTAATACATCTGAAGCTGCACGTTGGACAAGCAAGAATGTAGAGTTTAAAGATTTACTAGGTAATCCGTTAGAAGAAGCACTCGAATGGCAAGCTGCTAGTTCACGTAGGTATGGATCTAATAACTTTGATCATCTATTCGGTGGTAACTACAGAGCAGGCAAGAGAAGAAAAAAACCTGGTGTACATCCTATGGATGTTGTTAGTAAAGAAGAAGCATTAGCAAATCGTGAAACAAGACCGCAGCTTATACAAAAATATTTTGATGATGGAATTGTAAGAGAGATTGCACACTTGCATTACGATAGATTGTTTAATCATTTGTTTAGAGGTGCTTTAACTAAAAAACAAAGAGATCAGAGAATGAAAGAATTTGTTGATGGTACTTCAAGTAGGGCAAAAGAAATTATAGAAGAATATTCAAAAGGTGGTCCTACGTATAAAGCAAGAATGTCAACCGCAGGTGGTAGATATGCGTACACAGAATCTATTTATGCTAGAGCAAATCAATTAGCAGGTGGTGCTTTTGATCAAGACTTAGACTTGTTAGAAGATTTAGCTAACAAAATAAACATAGACGATCTTGATTTTGGAAAAACACCATTCCCATTGTCTGTAGAGAAGACTGCTAATACAAACATATTTGAAATGCTTGTACGTAACAGACTTAACAGGATTGATGGCAAACAATATACAGATGAAACAATAGATGATTTTTTTGACAGCATACAAAATGGAGATAACTCTTTGTACAAAAAAGTAAAAAACACTTTAATGTCTGACGAATACATAAACGATCTACCTAATGTAGTTGCTGTTGGTAAAACAGATTACATCGATGATGTAGGCAAAATGGAGTTCTATACAAACAAAGCATTTGACGCTTTGATGGGACAAAGAACTGACAATGCCTCTAGGTCACCAGTCTTTAGACAAGCATACTGGAGAACAATATACGATATGCTTCCATATATGTCTGCAAAAATGCGTAACACAATGATGGAGGGTGGTAACTATATTGTAGGTGGTAAAGAGTTTAACGTATCAGGTGCTTTGAATGCTAACTTACCTGGAGAAAATCTTATGGCTTCTATGCGTGCAGATATAGGATTGCCTGCACAAAAACTACGTAAATCAGATACAGACATAAACATTGATATGTTTCAAAGAAAAATAAAAGAACTTAATGATAGAGATATTAAAGCAGGTTTAGACTACCAAGATGTCGATGACGAATTTGATAAATTTCAAACCGCTTATTTAAAACGTAAAGGTGATTTAGAAAAACAAATAAACGACAAAACAGAAGAACTGGCTAGATTAGAACTTGATATAACAGGTACATACGGATCGGGTGTTACTTACGAAGATGACATTGTTCCTATGAATGTTAAGAAAAGAGTTGATGATCTACAAGAAGATATATTTGACTTAGAATCTAAAGTAGAAAGCAATAAAGATTTGTTTGACAGGAACTTAGAAACAAGATCAGAACTTCTAGGTTTTACAGATAAATCAGGTGACGTTGACTTAATTGATAGAATAGCAAAAGCACGTGCGTTAACAGAAGTGCAAGAGTTATTGTATGACTTAACTAAACGTAAAAAGGTTGCATACAACCTACGAGGTATCTTTCCATTCGGTGAAGCATACATAGAGATTATGACAACATGGGCTAAGTTGTTAAAAGAGAATCCTGAAATTGCAAGAAGAGGACAAGTAACTGTTAATGCTTTACGTGGTGATAATCCATTTAGTCCAGTAGAGGGAGAAGGATTCTTAGGGCAAGATGAAGTAACTGGTGAAGAAGTATTCTATTATCCAATGATTGATGACTTAGCTTCAGACGCATTGTTTGGAGAAGATAGACAAGTAGGTGTTAGGTTTCCTGGTTACGCTTCATCACTTAACCTAGCATTAGAAGTTGTACCAGGTATTGGACCTGCAGTAGCTATACCTGCAAGTTTCTTTGTAAATGCTAGTCCAAACTTTGACGAAGCTAAAAAGGTTTTGTTCCCTTATGGTTTGCCTGATGTTAGAACAGCAGGAGATCTTATATCAGCAGCAGGTGTACCTGCATGGTTACGTAATACATACCAGGCATTGTACGCATATAACGAAGATGTTGGTCAAAATGAAATAACACGTATTGCTTCTAACACTACTATTGATGTTTATCGAATACTCAAAGCTAATGGTAGAGATGATAGGACATCACAACAACAAGAAGAACTTATGAAAGAAGCTAGATCTATTGCTAGGAATCTAACTTTAATTAAAGCTGCTTCACAGTTTGTTGGTCCAGTAGGACTTAACCCTAGATTTGATATAGGTAATGATAAGAACGCAGGTCATGTTTACTCTATGCAAATACTTGCAGATAGATACAGAGAAATGTTACAGACACCACCTAAAG